GAATTAGAAGTCATATCAGCAGCTGATCCATTCTCAAGTAGTAAAGTGGATAACTCTAAATGTCCATGCACAAGAGAGGTGGAGACTGATCAAGGTGAGTCTATAAAAGACTTTGGACCAATCTACGCAACACTGGCTGACATCCATAATGAAGGCAGTATCGCAGCTGCACGATTGTTGCGAGAACTTTCGAATAGGGTAAGGAACACATCACTTCACGCTTGGTCTTCTTGGGACTATGAGGGAGTTGATCGAACAGAGACAGGATCGGATGTAAATGGTAGTTGGTGGTCAGGCTTCTTTGGAGAATCGACGATAGAGTATTGGATGTCATTTGCAACTTTTGTGGATATGATAAACGCTTTATCCATTCCTAGCATAGAGAAGGACAAGGTATGGCCTTTTGGTAAAATTGATATTAACGATGTACTGTTACCCGCACCAATAGTTAAACTTGAAGAATCTGATTCTACTAAAAGCCTCTTCTGCTTATCAGCAGATCCTCGTGTATGTTATATAGATGGTGGTAACTTTCCAATAAGTAAGATTATTAATAACTATATGGGTGGAACTGCTTTCAACAACGCCATAGAGGAAGATGAATCTGGAAAACCAGTGGTACGCTTAGGTAGTATCATGTGTAACGTATCATTTCTAAATGGTCAGTATAAACAAGTGTACGATGGTGATGGCAGTCTTAAAACACTTATTGATAATGTGTTGCGAGAGATAAATAGGGTTTGTGGTAATCCGTGGAATTTTGTCACCATTGCAACAGAGACGGATTGTGGAGATGATGACGATAAAATACCAGAAGGACCTACAATCACAGTACTAGACGATAAGCAAGTACAAAGGTATAACGACCCCTTTAATGTGCCTGGAAAGGTGGATAACAGTGTGTTGCGAAAATGGTCGTTAGCAATGAAGATGACCGGCGAAATGAAGACACAAGCATTGTACGCAGGAAACTCACAAAAGACAAGAGGGAGTAATGGTAACGATTCAAGCGGCTGTACTGGTACAGCGGTAGCACCTTTCTACTCAGGAAACCAGATTACTAACCAAGCTAAGCCTAAACCAAGTGAAGCATCAGTTTCTTGCAACGATTGTGAGGATAGCCCCGGGGCTGTAGATCCACCTACCCTTGAAGACTTGATAGATGATATGTGGTATTCAGTAAACGACCAGACGGTCGGAGCCATGCAAGCTTTCATTGATCGAAAAATTGGCGGTGAACGAGACAATTCAAGTTGTGCAGGAGTTCCATTACCATTCGACTTTAGTTTCACATTGGATGGAATAGGTGGTTTTGAGTTTGGACAAATGGTAACATCTAACAGAATACCAAAAGAGGTACGAGAGAGTTTTAGATGGCAAGTAACAAAAGTAGAACACAGCATTACTGCCAACGATTGGGAAACGACTATATCCACAGTATGCCGACCTAATCCAAAAGGTGAGGATGAGACACCAGGAAGAGCAAGCTAATATGGGAAGTACAAGAGATAATTTAAGAGCAACTAATAGGCAGTACAGCAGACCTACACCGGAGCAGATTGTACCCGATGGCTTATCATATAAGTACACTCAAGGAGGTGAATTTACTACTATAAGAGGTGAGGAATATATAGGAGAGTATCACATACGTAAAGATGGAAAGACATACACCGGTCCAAGAAAGATCACAGAAGGACGTGATGATAGTGAGCAGCTTCTCCCTTACTACGAGTATGCCAATAATTTTACTTACGATCGTCTTAATAACTTCGTATCACCGGTAAAGGATCAAGCTGATCCAGTTCCATATGAGTATGTTGTAAGAGAAGAAGAAGGTGTATATGAGGATGGATACGATACACGATCCTTTGTGCAAAAGAGAGGAAAAGGAACTTATCCTATGGAGATCGACCAGCTTCAACGAGATCGATTTGGATCTCGAGACGGAATTGACGCTCGCATATATAACGTAGTCGATATAAGATGGCAGTTAACTGGGACACTTGAAGCAATAGAGCGTGTTAATAAGGAGCGTGTGAGCCGAGGCTCATTAATCATTCCAGACCTACCTTTATTAATTCGCAACTACACTCAATACGCTAGACCAACAAAGCAGACGGAATTTAACAGTTTAGATGCTGAGTTACGTGCTAAGGATAAGTTTATCAAAGGGAGGGTACCAATTAAACGAACAATGAGTAGGGAGACTGGACTGATTATACCACCCAATTCCGTATCCTAATCGGTAATTTTTTTGTATAGTTACAACATGGTTATAGATTCAAGACAACAGCTAGAAGAGCTAAGAGATAGAGATTTGATTGTGGTACCTATTCCCACAGACGATCGAGTTCATCCAACCCAAGCACAAGTAATCGCACTAGCGTTAAAAGACATTCAATCTGATCAATCATACATAGTAAGTTTAAGCCATCCAGAAGCAACTTACAATATGACAAAGATCGATATCGAAATACTGCAGGGTAGGCTATATTGCACAAACATACCACTTATTTGGAGCTTTTTTGATAACGATACATTGTACCGCTCTGAGATATATGATTATGATATGATCAACTATCTACGCACAAACAAAAAGCCCGAAATGCTAATACAACCCATCATAACACACTACAATAATGTGATGGTCACCTGCAGAAAGACAAACGCATTATTGTCGTTATTAAAGCTGCAAGAGAGGGTTGAGAAGCTATCTATCGATCCGGAGGTGCCTGATGGATATCAATTCTACAGCCAGATTCTAAAAGGAACATTGAACTGGATTCAGTATAATGGTATTCAGGTTAATGTCAATAAGTTTAAGTCAGTTTACGGAAAGACTTTTAGTCGATATGAAGATAAGTGTTATACGCAATACAATTACTATACAACAACCGGCAGACCAAGTAACAGATTCGGAGGAGTGAATTTTGCAGCAATACCGAAAGACAAGACGCGGGAATGTTTTATTAGTAGGTTTGGTAAGAGTGGAACACTTATGGAGCTTGACTTTAACTCCTATCATCCAAGACTGATTGCCAGCTTAGTTGGATATGATTTTGGAAAAGAGAATGTGTATGAGCATTTAGCTAAGCATTACCATAACACACCTACTCCAACAAAGGATCAAATAAAACAAGCCAAAGAAGGTACATTCAGACAATTGTATGGAGGAATTAATAAAGAGTATCTGGGTATAGAATTCTTTAAGAAGACGGATGATCTAGCGAAGAGCTTGTGGAGTCACATGAAGGAGTATGGATGGATTCAAAGCCCATTATCAGGCAGAAAGCTTATAATGCGCAATTATAAGGATCTAACCTTATACACATTGTTCAACTATTTTATTCAAATGTATGAGACTGAACACAATGCGGTAATAATGCAAGACATGGCGGAGCATTGGGCACAAGCTGGAGTACTTAAATCTGTACCAGTATTGTACACATACGACAGTATTCTATTTGATGTGCATAAAGATGAGTATGATTTAGTAGTGAACGATATCATACCCGCTACCATTGATTTGCAGAAATTTCCTATCAAAATCAAAAGCGGAAATAACTATGCAAATTTAGCTTTTCACTAAAAAGAAAACTATTTATTCATATGAAAGACAAGAGCAAGACTATTCTAAAGGAGAAGATACGTCAGCGTGTTGAAGCGTATATGAAATCCAATGGGATTAAATTTACACGTAAGCCTCTTACCGAAAAAACTCAAGGTGAAATTGATGCGGAGAAGAAAGAGGTGGAAGGAAGAATCAAAACCAAAGAAGAGCAGATTAAGGCACTTCAAGCACAGATTGCAACCTTGAAGCAAATGCAAAGTAAAATTGCATCTGAGAAACCAGACGAAACATCAGGATAAAAAATGAAATCTCAGTTACTCTGCACCTTTACAACAGTATCCGAGCTACCTTCGTGTATAACACGCATACACAAGACGTACTCAGTTGAAGCAGTCTCAAATATGAGATGCTATCAGTACGAGTATGAAACGTCTGTGGTGTGCATATACAATACAACAAACACACAGCACAGAATGCAGGATACGATCACAATCAATCGTAAGAAGGATACAGAGACATTATACAGCATAAACGCACTCAACACACTAATCAGAGAACAAAACAACGGAGTGCTTGATAAAACATATAGAGTAGATTGGACTCAATATGAAAATAAATTATTACTCACAGACAGAGATGGATCATTTCGATCAATTTCTATAAAACAATTACAATAAATGTTGCAAAAGCGGTAAAGAATCAGTATAGTTAGTCAATGATTAAGTCAGAGGTGACTAAAGGGCATAGTTAAAATTAAAATAGAAGTAAAACAAGCAGCTCAAAGATACACCCAATACTTTTATCGGACAGTTAAATATAAGTATAAACCAAAAACAAAAAGTAAAATGGCATTAGATTTAGATGCAATCAAAGCGAAGCTGAACGAGCTTCAAACGAGTAGCGCAGGTGGAAACAGAAATTCAAATATGTTCTGGAAACCACCAGTAGGAAAATCACAAATCAGAATCGTACCTTACGCATTCGACAAAGCAAACCCTTTTCAAGAACTTTACTTTCACTATGAGATCGGAAAAAGGACTATGGTATCTCCAAAGTCTTATGGACGTCCTGATCCAATCGTTGAGTTTGCAGAGAAGCTCAAAAAGACTGGTGATAAAGATGATTGGAAGTTAGGAAGAAAAATCGAACCTAAGTTCAGATGCTATGTTCCAATAATCGTTCGTGGACAAGAAGCTGAGGGTGTTAAGTTTTATGCTTTCGGTAAGAAGATTTATCAAGAGTTGTTAGGTGTTATTACAGATCCAGATTATGGCGATATCACAGATTTGATGTCAGGTCGTGACGTAACGATTGAGTGTATTGCTCCAGAAAAGGATGGTGGATACAACACTTACAATGTACGTGTTAAACCAAACACAACTCCAGCTACAGAGGATGAAGCGATTGCTGAGATGATCGTCAATAATCAGAAAGACTTATCAACTTTGTTTACAGAGTTGTCTTATGATGAGATGAAAGAGCAATTAGAGCAGTGGTTGAACCCGGAAGGCGGATCTTCTGAAACACCAGCTAAACCTGCAGGTTCTCCGGTAACGGGAGCTAAAACAGCAAACACAACAGACGACATCTCCCAAGCATTTGGAGATTTATTTAATTCGTAAGCAACATGGCAAAAGAAAAAGTTACACCCGACGAAATAGCGGGAAGGGATGAACTCGCTCAAGAGTTAGCAGCAAACCTAAATAAGAAGTTCAAGGACTTTAAAGCTGTACACTTTCTTGGAAGTGAGGATACACAAACAGATCTTACCGAGTGGGTGTCAACTGGATCAACAGACCTTGACTTAGCCATATCAAACAGACCTGATGGTGGATTACCAGTAGGAAGAATAGCAGAGTTTACCGGACTAGAAGCGTCCGGTAAGTCTCTGATTATGGCACACCTATTAGCCAATACTCAGAAGAAAGGCGGTATTGCAGTCTACATTGATACAGAAAACGCATTGAGTGAAGAGTTTCTTACAGCGATTGGTGTTGATGTGAAGAACATGCTATACTTGCCAATGGACACGATTGAAGATGTATTTGAAGCAATCGAGAATCTTATTTTGGATATTCGCAAAAGTAGTAAGGATAGGTTGGTTACTATCGTTGTTGATTCTGTTGCAGCCGCTACGACTAAAATCGAGCAAGATGCTGATTATGACAAAGACGGATGGGCTACTTCAAAAGCTATCATCATGTCGAAAGCTCTTAGAAAGATTACAAACCTAATTGGAAAAGAGCGTGTTGTATTAGCATTTACAAATCAGTTACGAGAAAAGCTTGGTGCAATGTTTGGAGACAAGTACACTACTAGTGGTGGTAAAGCATTACCTTTCCATGCTAGCTGCAGAGTACGATTACAAGCAGTTGGTAAGATAAAAGATAGTGCAAACGAAATCATTGGAGTAGAGACGCAAGCTACCGTAGTTAAAAACCGATATGGACCTCCTTTCAAAAAAGCTAGATTCAACATCTACTTTGATTCTGGAATTGATGATCAAGCTAGCTGGCTAGATACATTAAAGAAGTATAAAGTCATTACAGTAGGTGGATCTTGGTACACGCTAGTAATGGAGGATACCGGAGAGGTTATTAAGTTTCAATCAAAGGAGTGGAGAGATATTTTAAAGCGTGATGATGTGTATGCTTATTGTAAGAATGCAATCGAACAGAACAGCATCACATCATACAGAACGCAAGAAGAGATTGACCCAGACGATTTAAACATCGATGCTACAAACATGGAAGGAATCGATACTCCACTTAATCAAGATGATGAATGAGAAACAAATATGCTAAACTACTTAATCAGTTAAAGCTGAGAGAAGTAGAAGAACCAAAGCATAGGGATGATAGAGTATTGCTCGTAGATGGACTTAATACGTTCATCCGAGCATACTCTGCCACTCCAACGCTAAACGCAAACGGAGAACACTGTGGAGGAATTTCAGGCTTTTTATCGAGTATGGGCCACGCTATCAAGACAATTGATCCAACTAGGGTCGTTGTCGTTTTCGATGGAAAGAATGGATCAGCAACAAGGCGAAAACTTTATCCTGAGTATAAAGCGCATCGTAAAGTGAAGATCAGGCTTAACAGAGCTCAGTCAGTAGAGAAGGAGGATAATCAGTTAGAGCAGTTGATTAGATTAGTGGATTACTTAGAAACCTTACCTATCACTGTACTTACGTTAGATGGAGCAGAAGCTGATGATGTGATTGCTTACATCACTAACGAGGTTCTTACTCCTAAAAACTCACACACATTTATAATGTCTTCCGATAAAGACTTCTTGCAATTAGTATCCAACAATGTGCATATATGGAGTCCGACCAAGAAGAAGTTATATTATGAAGATGATGTGTATAGTGAGTTTGGAATCATACCTCAAAACTTTGCAGTGTACAGAGCATTGGAAGGAGACAACTCAGACAATATTCCAGGAGCACCTGGACTAAAGCTTAAAACTATCGTTAAGCGATGGCCTAGAATAGCTGAGCAGAAGCTTATAAGTCTGGAGGAGTTTTTTACTTACAATGCAGAGTTGATGGATGAATCAAAGATAAAAGCGTATGAAGCTGTAGAGCAGAATGCACAAGACATTAAGCTGTACCATAAGATAATGCAGTTACACGAAACATTACTCAACAGCACTACTCAACTACGAATCCATAACATCATGGAAGATGATGTACAAAAGCTAGCAAAGATGAAGTTTCACAAACTATTGATCGAAGATGGAATGGGTAATGCAATAAAGAATCCAGAGATGTGGATACGAGATATTGCAACAAAACTCAATCACTATCAAGAAATGTTGTAAGATCGATAAATAAGTAGTATAATAGGACCAATGGGAATACAAGATACATTTCAGTTATACGGATCAGGATTTCAGAACAAGCTTCTAGCTGTTCTAATGAAAGATCGCATATACCTACAGCAGATACATGACATATTGGATCCAAGCTACTTTTCATCTGAGTCAAGTCAGTGGATTGCTGGAACAATAATGAAGTACTTCAATACATATAAATCATCTCCAACCTTAGAAGTGATGAAGGTTGAGATTGATTCAATTGAGAATGGAGTACTAAAAACGACTGTTATTGATACGTTGAAGGATGTAATGACAAACATCGATGCACCTGATCAACAATACACAAAAGACAAGTCTTTAGGTTTCTGTAAGAATCAAAAACTCAAAGCAGCTATTCTCGAAAGCGTTAACCTATTACAACAAGGTCAATATGACACAATCAAAGCTGTAGTAGATGAGGCTATGAAAGCTGGAACTGATAAAGATATTGGGCATGAGTATATTGATCACATAGAAGCACGATTTGAGCAAAACAGCAGAAAGGTGGTACCTACTCCATGGGATGTTGTGAATGAGATTATGGATGGTGGACTAGGTGGAGGAGAGATGGGAGTCTTCGTAGCACCAGCTGGTATTGGTAAATCGATGGCATTGGTAAATGCAGCAGCTAATTGTGTTAAGAAAGGGCTTAATGTTGTTTACTATACATTAGAGCTTTCCGATACATATGTGGGTGGTAGATTTGATAGCCACTTCACTGGCATACCTACATCCGATTTGAAGTATCACAAAGAGGAGGTAGAACAAGCCTTGGATAAACTGCCAGGCAAGCTGGTGATCAAGTATTATCCAACTAAGACAGCATCAGTAAATACAATAGCAGCTCACTTAGATAAATGTGCCTTACAAGGACTTAAACCAGATATCATGTTTATTGATTATGCTGATTTGTTAAGAGATACTGGAGCTAGTAAAACAGCAAGACACGATCAGGTGTTGGGTGGAATTTATGAAGAGCTGAGAGGTTTGGCAGGATTGCATCAAATACCATTGTGGACAGCATCACAAGCAAACAGAAGTGCAGCTGAGATGGAAGTGATCGAAGCTGACAAGATAGCAGAATCATACACAAAAGTGATGGTAGCAGACTTCATTGTATCACTGTCAAGAAAGACAGCAGATAAGATAAGTGGTACGGGAAGATGGCACATCATTAAGAATCGATTTGGACCGGATGGGTTAACATTCCCAAGTAAGATGAATATGTCTGTGTGTGGTATTGACATCTTTGAAGAAAACACAATTCTTGGTCAACAGACTAAGAAGATTATGAACAACGACGATAAGGTTATACGTAATGCGCTTGCAAATAAATTCAACGAATTAAATAATTTAATATGACAAAACTGCAGGAACTAAGCGTTCGGATACTATTTATAGTCAATGCGGCCCATTACAACACAATAACTAAAAACTTTAAAACTAATTTACAATGACAATTTCTAACCAGATATTGAGTGACATCACTGTCTTCCTAAAATACGCTAAGTATGTTCCTGAGCTCAACAGACGAGAGACTTGGGATGAGTTGGTAACACGCAACAAGCAGATGCATCTGAAAAAGTTTCCTAAGCTTGTAGATGAGATCGAGGCTGCATATAAGTTTGTGTATGATAAGAAGGTATTGCCGTCTATGAGGTCCATGCAGTTTGCAGGTAAACCAATTGAAATATCTCCTAACCGAATATACAATTGTGCTTATTTACCGATTGACGATTGGAGAGCATTTGGCGAAGCAATGTTCTTATTGTTAGGAGGAACTGGTGTTGGTTATTCTGTACAAAAACACCACGTTGAAAAGTTACCAGAAATCAGAAAACCAAATCAGAAGAGAACAAGACGTTTCTTGATTGCAGACTCAATCGAAGGTTGGGCAGATGCAGTGAAAGCGTTAGTGAAATCATACTTCAGTGGAGGATCAAAACTCAAGTTTGATTTCTCTGATATCAGACCAAAAGGAGCTAGACTTGTAACGTCAGGTGGTAAAGCTCCAGGACCACAACCATTAAAAGAGTGTATCATAAAAGTACAAGGAATATTAGACTCTAAGAATGATGGAGATCAATTAGAGCCAATTGAAGTGCATGATATAATTTGTCACATTGCAGATGCAGTGTTGGCAGGTGGTATTCGTAGAGCAGCTTTGATCAGTTTGTTTAGTGCAGACGATGAAGAGATGATCGCATGTAAGTCGGGTAACTGGTGGGAGACTAATCCACAAAGAGGTAGAGCCAACAACTCAGCAGCGTTAATGAGACACAAAGTAACAAAAGAATTCTTCATGGATCTTTGGAAGCGTGTTGAGTTATCAGGAGCTGGAGAGCCTGGAATCTATCTAACAAACGATAAGGACTGGGGAACTAATCCATGTTGTGAGATTGCACTACGACCATTCCAATTCTGTAACCTATGTGAAGTGAATGCATCTGATCTTGAATCGCAAGAAGATTTTGAGGCAAGAGTAAAAGCAGCAGCATTTATTGGATCATTACA